TGTTAGTTTATAATAATCTGTATAATCCATTTTCTCCAAAATATCCGCATCATTTAACAGTTTAGGAACATTATTAATATCTTCTTGATAAATATCTTCTATGTTTAATACTATATCGTCGTTTGTATCATTTGTATCGTTTGTATTATTTGTATCGTTTGTATTATTTGTATCGTTTGTATTATTCATATAAATTAAATGGATATTAAATTCTTTTTCTTCGTATACAATATAAATGTCAAGTACACGTAAATATAGAAGCAAGACTGGTGTAAAAGGTCGCGGTGCGTATTTACGCGGTTGGGCAAAAGAACAACCCGGAACGCACCAAAGAACAGTTATGTTGAAGCAATGTGGTAAAAAATGTTTTCTAGGACCTAACAAGTCGTTCCCCATTTGTACTAAAAATACATGCCGGGTAAACAAAAAGGGTGTTCATGCTGCGTATAGTCGCGCCAGAGAATACATGACCATTCGTGGCACACGCAAGTATGGAAAGATAGCAAAGAAGGCTTACAAGATGCTTTATAAATGAATGACCAAATGTATGAAACAAAAATAAAATTGAATTATTTACTAAAATATATTAGTAAATAATTTAAATGGCTTTAAATTAAAAAGATATAACTAATTAGTAGGATGGACGCGTATACAACCAGTGAGGATTGGGGTTGGTTTATCGATATTGACTCCCCTTCATCTTCATCTTCATCTTTATATCCACAGTATGTCTATAAAACACAAAGAAAAAAGAGGGTGCCCGTGGTCCATACAATGGAAACTATTCGTGAATGTCCTACAGAAGTACATGAGGAGCCAATAACGAATTGTACTAGTGTTATCAAATGTAGCGTCACAAAAAATGTTTGCTTTTATGGCGAACCCAGAGTGCTATGTTTAATAGCCATTTTGTTAGTTCTTAGCATTGTTGAAATATTTCTTGTGTAAAACTTGTGTAAAACTTGTTAATTTGATTAATTTCTTTTAGGCGGATAAAATACCATAAAATTAGTATAATTTAGTTCACCACATTGTGAGTTACCGAATAGTTCACCGAGTGGATCAATATTGTTAGTTTGATAAAATGGTACAGTACTTAATAGATTAATAGGCACCGGAGTAAAGGTTGCACAAGGAGCGCAACCGTTAATAATATTACAAGGCGTTTTCGTAGTAGGTATAACAGTACATGTATTCTTTAAATCAAGTTGAGAATATTGTCCGGCAATAAGATTTGCTTTATTCACATGTAAAAAATTACATGTATTCAATCTTTTTCCCAAATTATATAAATTTTGTTGATCGTAACTATAAGTATATATTGGTTTGTTACAAAAATTAGGAGTATTACAATAAACCAATTTAGCTTTTTTTCGTTCCAAATAGTCGCTCTGATATAATTTCTCTCTTAAAGTGCCAAATGCTGGTTTTGCGGGAATAGGTGCGAAAGCATGTGCCATATTATATAACTATATTAGTTTTTTTTTGCGTTAAAAATTTTGTGAAAATAATTATATTAACTTATTTTATAATGAGCCCTCCGCGTAGTAATGCATTTATCAAGATATTAAAAACGCTTGAATTACCGACGAATGCTAGACCCGATTTAGAGGTGTATACTAAGATTACGGAACTTGAAACGTACGATCTTACTGAAAAGAAAAAATCATATAAAGGTGAATTGGACATATCTGATAAAAACGGTAAGCATCTTGGTGAAATGGTATCAAACGGACGCGTATGTGTTGCTGATTCTGGATGTATAATACAAGACGACATTTCCACATATTGTTTACATAATAAAGGAACCATTTCAGTAGCCATTTCCAATTCAAACGTAACAGATGAAAAGGGTCTATTTAATATCATCGGTTCATTTGTAGCTGGAAAAATTATTAATGGAAGTGGTGCGTTTTTGGGTAAGCAAGGATATGTTATCATTGAGGTCCTTAAGGACTTGAAAAGAAATGCCTATTTTTACTTTACCAAGGATGCTAAGCAATCCGAAGTCGATTGTCTTAAATCTCAAGTGGATGAGCTTAAAGCGGAAATGGCTGAACTAAAAAAATCAGTAGCTTCTCAACTTTTAGGTTCTAGCGATTTGGCCAGTAGATTGTCCGCGGCAATCACTCAATATAATAGTAATTTTATATTTTTACGCAATTTATTTACCAACCTCGGCGGTCCCATCACCGCCGCCATTATCGCTATGCTCGAGACCGGGCTAGGCTTAGCAAAATAAACGAAAATATTTACACGTTTATCATCGCGAAATAATATTGTAATTTTCATTTAATTATCTCGACGCGTATTAAATGAGAAAAAGGGATAAAAATTTGTTAAAAAAATTTTTATTGATATATTCTATAATGAGGATTTCATCAGTTCCTCGTACTCGCGCATTTGTTAAACTTTTGGAAAAGCTTAACATTTCACCTTCCACTAAACCCGATATCATGTTGGTGGCTACTGTCGAATATAATAAAACAGATGCATTGACTAACAAAAATACATATAATATTTCATTTACGTTAGCTGATATACATGGTACCCATATAGGTGATGCGATAGCAAGTGGAACCACATCATACGGAGTCGATGGGTGCGTATTTCATGAACACGCATCTACTATTTGCTTTCATAATAAAGGTACACTCTCAATATTTGTAACTGGAACAAATGTAACTGATAGCAATGGACTTTATAATCAACCGGGAACATATATAGTTGGCAAAATTGTTAATGGTAGTGGACAGTTTTTAGGTTATCAAGGATATGTTATTGCTCAAATAATTGACGAAAAAACAAGAAACAACTATTTTTATTTTACAAAAGATGCTAGTCAATCCGAAGTGGATTGTCTTAAATCTCAAGTGGATGAACTACAAAAATTAGTAATTACCCAATCTGCTCAAATAGGTGAGTTAACCAGTCGTCTTAATGAACTAAATATTAGTAGTGGGACAAGCGAGAAAATGGACGAAATATCCTCCAAAGTAGATACTTTATTTGACGCGGTAGTAGATGAAATAACCGGTGTAAGCCGTATTGGACAAATTCTAGAGGAAATGTTGGGATTAGGACTCGCAATGGACGAATTAGAGGGCAGAGTGGCGAATTTAGAAGCCAATGTAATAAATCCCGGCAATGGAGGAGGTGGTGCGGTAGACTCCCACAATGGAGGAGGTGCTATAGCCCCAGCCCCACCGGACGCCATCAATGGAGGTGGTGCGGTAGCCCCACCCACCATAATAATTTAACAATGGATCCACTTAAAGTTACTAGCCCGCAACATAATAGAATTACCTATGATCTTTTACGTGTTTTATTAGACCTTCTACTATTTTTACGAGTCTTACTAACAAATTTTCCCATAATTTTTGTTAGTTTGAGATGTTCAATAAAAGCCAATTTCAAATATTGTCGAGTTGTCTTGGTTGCTAAAGCCAATGTTTTGTAGTCATCGCTTTTCAAAAATCTTTCTAATCGTTTTCCTTCCGCGTTGGTTCGAAAAGGAATAATAAATGTATTGGGTCCGGCTCCTAGTGTACCGTTATAATCCATAGTAAATGCCAAATCAACCGATATAGCAAACACAATTGCTTTTTTTCGGTTTAATCCCACAGCCAAATCGGGATTGTTAGTATACAACATTTTAGAAGGAGTATAAACAACGGGATATTTGTTTCCTTTATAACTGTTAATATTTTTGCCTCGGTTATAAATCACTTCATTTCGTTCATTACTAACAAATCGTTTTAAAAGCCTTTCGTTTCTAAGAGTCCAGTCGCGTATTGGATTCACGGGTCTATCTTCCAAAACAGTGCGAAACGTCTCATTCTCATTCGTTTCAATTGTGGTTTCAATTCTTTTTCCAACCTTGTGAAGAAGAAAGTAGCAGACGTATTGTTGAATTGTGGGGAAATACGTTTGATTGGATGGACTAAAACTAACAAATGGTACGGCATTACGAATGATTATTTTGTATGCTTCGGAACCATTTCCGGAAAACATGTTGTCCGGTACAATAAAAGACAAATAGCCACTATCTGCTAATACATTGAAAGCTTTCAAGAAAATGCGCTCGTATAATTTGTTCTTGCCGCCTAAAATGCGATTCCCAGCCTCATTTAAACCATAATCGTCTTGAAATGGCGGGTTACCCACAATACAGTTGAAAGCAAGGGCGGCATTATTTGGAAAGGTAAAATCGGATAAAAAGTCGGCGCATACAATATTTGATTTCGGTCCAAATAACCGACGACATATTCTACAGTTTGCTTTGTTCAGCTCAACCATGTATAACATATTTTTGATAATATGGTCGCTTCGTTTTTTCGGGTTCGGCTCCCAAGCAGTTAGTCCCTTCATTAAACGCTGGTAAATCATTATCATGAAGAAACCGACTCCGGCAGTCGGGTCCAGCCATTTTAAACGCGGATTCGACCACACTGTTTTAGGGAATAGGTCCAATATTTTATCGATAAATTGCGGTGGTGTAAATACTTCGCCATATTTGTCTTTTTCCTTTAATTTTACGGGTAAATGTTTCTTAACGAATACGTCAATTTCTGTATCACTCATTTCATATATAGTCATTTTGGGTCTTATTATAAGTATATAAATAAAATCGGAATAGGTTGTTTTATTTATATATAAAAATGATTACATTATAAATCATAAATAGTCTGGAATGTTAAGCAGAAACTGTAATCCATATTGTTTAAATCGAGTATTCTACCATACTCATCAAGGAGTTGAATTTGTAGTTTTTGGATATCTACTGGGCCGAAATATTGGCGAGGTGTTGTAATCAAACTAAAGTTATTCTGGGATACAATGCTAAATACACTGCCTTGTAATGAGATGCGCGCTAGAATATTTTTATTTAAAATGGAGTTGGAAAAGGCGCCATAGAAACCGTCGTTTACGCTATTGTTGAAATCATCTACTACGAGATAAATATATCGGGGTCCTACAAGATTAATGATGCCTTCGGAAACATAGGTAAATGCGTTTTCGTAGCGGCCTTCGCGAAATCCTAAGAGCCAACCCAGTTTTAAAGGGAGGGGAGTTTGACGATCGTCGTTGCCATTTTTATCGGTTAGAAAATTGATAGCGAATTCTTGTGTTCCAGATGTAGAACCGACTATCATTTTACCGGAGCCGGCAGTACCTCCCATACCAGCTGGTGTGTTAATATCGGCTAAAAATTGGATATTGGTATAAGGCGTGCCAACTAAACTGGCTAAAAAGGCATTAATATATTTTTGTAGAGTTAGATAGTCGTAATTTCCGTCGGGAATAGTCACCACTTGAGGCGCTTCATTGGGAATTTCTAAAACGAAAAAATTATTGCCAAATACCTTGGAAATAACATAAAATGTATTGGGAAATTCCATAGCACTGAGTTGTAGACTAACAACTTGGGTTAAACGAATCGGCAAATTAACATGGAAATTTGAAGCATTAGAAGTATAATAATTGTCGCGAAACCTTGTATCAATGTTGATGTTTTGTCTTAGAATACGTTTCAACAGCGGATTAATTGAACCTTGATAGAATTCGCTGGGAAAAGACTGCGCAAAAGGCGTGGGATCCAACTTAATAATATTTGTGCTACCGGCATCCACTACAGAAGATTGTCGTAAAGAATCATCCAAATTATATACCCTTTTAAATGAATCGGTGATTTTATCTACATTTGCCATTTTTATAGACACCGGGGGTTTTATGTTGTTAGTTAATGCGTCTTTCACGGAGGAAATAAAGGTTAGAGTATTGGTTTTAGTGGAAGCTATGATATTTTTATCGTTTAATATATTTTGCCTCAACTTTGCTTCTTTTTGCTCAACAGTCGTAATATCATAATTATTATTTAATTCGAAAATTTCTTCAAGTTCTTTAATCGTATAATTGCTAATATTTAGATCAAAATTAGAATTCATATATATAATAAGAGTATTAATTTTATGTATAAATTACTTATAAAATAATATATTGAATGTATAAATAATGGCAACTCCTTTATTTCCAACTGGTTTTATTTCAGCATCATTTTTAAGTCAAGGAGCACAAGGCGCTCGAGGAGCACAAGGCGCTCGAGGAGCTCAAGGAGCTCAAGGTTCTTCTACAATGATGACTTCTTATAATGGTATAACCGGACCATCGGGACCTCAAGGTCCTCAAGGATTACAAGGACCTCAAGGTCCTCAAGGATTACAAGGAGAACAAGGATTACAAGGAGAACAAGGATTACAAGGAGAACAAGGATTACAAGGAGAAACTGGACCTCAAGGGCCTTCTGGAAGTGGCTCTAGTTCACAAGGGGAAA